AAGAGGATAGCTGCTGTCTTATCAACACCCATGAGATCTCCCCCTTGAGTACGATAAGCAGTACCATCTTTAGCTACTGAATTGTAAGTAACTGCTTTTTCAAGCAACACCTTCAATTGTAGATCCTCATCCCGTACAACCTCCAAGAATCGTTTAGGATTCTTATTCACATAAGTACCAACTTCTCCTTTCAACCATTCAACAGTAGTGCTACTTGACACTCGTTTGTTGGTAAGAAGAAAACAGATATCAGCAAGTGCTCCCCTATCATTACGGATCTTAGAATACTCAACATAAGCATCTGCACTAAGGTCTGCAAGAACTGACTTCTTAGAATCCTCATAATCAAGATCTACAATAGCATACTTATAAGTTGCCTTATTACGAATGCTCTGTTGATCAGGGGCGATCCTATCCGTGTATGTAAGAAGGATCTTATACTTGATGTAATCCACAGGATCAGAAAGATCCAATGTCTCATCATTCTTACGTAGTCGAATAGACTTCATCTGTGACCAATAGTTGTTCTCTTTCTTATGAACTGACAGATCACCTACCTTCAATGATAGACCCGGATGCTTTTCAAGAAAATCTGCCTCCTCACTCGTAAGTGGGTTAACAAATGTTCCATTAGTATCCCTCTTAGGGACAAAACCATAACTTGAACTCTCTCCGAAGAGGAATTCAGCCTCATGTCCTTTGGACACCCATGTAGGTTTGATCACTGGTACTACTTTTACTTTACGTTTTGGTAGTGAGAAATTTGAGGATTTCTCCTCAAACTTCTTTTCTACCGTTGTTTCATCTACTTTTGCCATTTTATCTTCTTCTCTAAATGTTATTATTATGCCAGAATACTCGGAATAAGTGACTTGGTACGTGAAGGATCATATACCGCAACACCACACTGAGTTCCTCTATGTACAGTGTAACCGTCTGTAGCATGAGCCATTATACGGTTCTTTGCACCTGTTGGTGAGAAAGGATCCCGTAGTCCCGGTTGATATCCCCAAATATCCTCAGAACCCTCAACATAGAATTTCTGAACGTTGGGAATACCTCCATTGGTTCCGATGTCCATGATATCATAACGATATGACTCAGCAACACCACCATCAGGATGTAGGATCTTATTACGCTCACGATCATCATACATACTATCTACAGAGATACTGAATTTAATACCCTGTGGACCTACATACTCCAAGAACTGTCCTCTGTAACCCATAGCACCTTGAACACCTTTCATTCCACCATTCTCAGATGATTTGAAGATCCTCATTGTCTCCTGTGAAGGAACGAACAATTGTGCATAATCCTGTAGAGCATAGTGGAACTGTACAGCACCACGTTCTCCTGTACGGGCAACGAAGTGACGTTCATCAGTAGGCAATTTACCTTCTGAAAGATCCATAAGGATATCAGTGATCAGCTGAATGGTAAAGGTAGAGTAGTACTCAGTACCACTTGCCTCCATCTGCTGACGGATACCTGCTCCCTGTGCTTCAATATGACCGTTATTATCACGGTTGTAGTAAGTACCATCTGTTGCTCGGTTAGAACGTGCAAACATCAATAGACGGTTCTTCTCTTGACGGAACTGTTGGTCGAATACGAAATCCTCATACTGCATCCAAGTAGTGAAATCCTCAAGTTTCTTTGTCTTAGGATTGTTCACCTTGAACTTAGTAGCAAAAGGACGATTGATCATGTTACCTGCCATTGTATGCTGCATACGAATCATTGTGAACGTATTTCGCATTGCAAATGGAGATTCAAAGTGAATACCACCACCTCGTGTAGAGAGTGTATTGGTGACAAGTGACCATTCACGTGACCAACGTTTACCCGGAGCAAGTTCATCCACAGGAACAAACAGGTCAGGATCATTAGTAATAAGACGTACCTCATATCGCCAGTTTGAACCATCAGCAACAGGATCACTTACGATCTGACACTGATATGCTTCATTCTTGTGACCAACAATCGTCTGTTGTACAGTAAAGATACGTTCAGGGAATACCAGATAAAAAGATGTTACCTGAGCACCTGCTTGATCACCTACAGCTACAGCACTACCTGTTGGAGTAAGTCGTGCCTCAATAAGAGGAAGGTTCTTCTTACCGCTACCGATAAGTTCCCATGTGAAGTCATCATCTGTCTTCAGATACTTGGCAGGATACATTGCCAATTGAGAATCAAGGTCCATACCGTAATTGGTAGTATGAATTCGCCTCATGATATCTGTGGCAGGTTGAGGCTTGTTTTGAAAGATACTGTTCAAGTGATTAGAGGTGGTAAGACCACTCCAATGTTGAGCATCCGTCATTTGAAATTGTGAAAATTGTAATGCCATTTATTTATGTTAGCAGTTGGTCTTGACCGTTAGTTAAAATTTAATGTTATCGAGAAGACTTAGGTCAAGATTACGTTGTTCAGTCTTCATAACATTTTCAAGGTTGATCCCACGACCTCCCTCGTAAACACCTGAACTCGTCAGGTTTTTCTCCATTTCTGATACTGCACTACTCACCTTTGCTTTAGTGAATATTGACAGATCAGGTTTATCATTGAATAATCCCAATGCAATGTAATAATTCAATTTCGTATCGAATGCACTTGGATTCTCAGCGCGTTTATCACTCACTACTGTCCTCAATTGTCCTTCCTTTGTACGTCCTGTAGGAACCGTCATAGCTTCTGCAAGCTGTCTACGCATCTCCTCAGATACTTTCAATCCCGGAACGATCTCTTCTGTTTTTAGAACATTCTGTTTGAGTGATTCTCGTGCATCTTCATATTTTTGTTTATTTGCTTGAGCAGCTTGAAACTCCACTTGCTTTCTTTGAGCAGCAGTAGCTTTCAATCCTTCAATGGCAAGTTTTGCATCTTCGATATCATCACCACTTTTAAATGATGCATCTGTCTTACGTTTTGCCACTTCTTCTGTAAAACCTTTTACCCTATAATCATTGAAGATAAGATTTCTCCGTACTTCAGCCTTATATGTCAAAGCTTCCTCATCATCATTCTCATCATCTACAAACTTATCCTCAGTATATTGGGCAAGTTGCATTTCAGTATTGTGAAACTTCTCTATCTTCTCAACAGGTACTCCTGCTCTAATGGCATTCAGTACCTCTTTTGCACGATTATCAAGATCTGCAAACTCATTGGTCTTGATAGTATCTGCAATGGCATCTTTCAATGCAAGGAGACTTGTGATCCCCTTCAGTTTATCTTCTTCAATACCTGTAATTACACCATCCTTCGCAAGTGCTGAGGCAAAGTCAGCAATAAAGCTCGGAGAAGAAGGAACACTATTGTCGGATGGCTTATCTTCAGTGAATACTACCTCGTTACCTTCTTCAAGTATCTCACCGGGTGAAGGAGCAGTGAACGTTAGTTCATTCTCCTCCTTATTTTCTTCTGTATTATCTGATTGTTCAATCTCACCACCTGTCATTTCATCAATGACAAATGTGACATCTTCGATGCCATCAACATTAAATTCAAATTCTACCTCGTTTTCTTCCATTTTATTTCATTTACAAAATTAATACAATTACTACCGTTTGTCAAGTGTTTTGTGTTATTTACTGCCACTTGGTTTATTGACTTTTGCCTTCTCAATTATTCTATCCTTATCACCCTCTGTTTGCATCACCTGTAACTTTCTTTCTTCAATATCAGCTTTCATCTCATTTATCTCCCTATCAAGATTTGTCTTGAGTTGAGCATCTCCTGAAATTGCATCATTAATACTCTTCTGAATGATACCTTTGATCTTCTCAAGATCCAATTTACCATTGATACGGAGTTGTTCAAGTTCCTGATCCTTTTGAGCTTGAAATTCAACTCTTGCATTCTCAAGTTCCTGCTTCATCTGCTCGATCTGCTGTAGAGACTTCTGTTGAGATTCCTGTGATTGTTGCTCACGTTGCATCTTATCATTCTCTCCCTTCTCAATCTTACGTCTTACAGAAGCAATTGAAGGATCCATCATGATATCCATTATCTGAGTAAAATTCACCTTATCATTCTGAAGACCTGCTTGAGCAAGTTGTTGAAGTTGTTGTTGTATCCTGCTATATTCAGGGCTACTTCCAACTGCAATACCGAAATCAATCTCTCTGAACTCATCACCATCTATCATTGACAGTTCCTGAGACATATCATCACTGATATACTGTACATTTATCTTTCGACCTTTGTAGGCATATTTAGCAACCTCCAACATGGCTTTAAGTGTAGCTACCTTGATACGATCATGGAAATGAAAGTATATCTCTGTGATATGAGAAGACTGTTGTACAGCACGTTCAGTATTACCTACAAGTTCGTTACTTGAGATAGTACCCTCACGTTGTCTACTTACACCACTGATATCCGCCATCTCCTCTTTAAGGAAATTCATGATCAACATGTTCTGTTGAAGATATGATCCCATATCAAAGTTCATAGGTGGTCTATGATCTGATGCATTACCTGCAAGTTTACCAGTTGCCTGACCTTTACGACCTTCCTTAAAACTGTCAATAGGCATCCATCCCATCTTCTCAGCATAATATAGAGCATCTTCTATCTCAAATCCTTCAGGAATAAGTGATAGATCCAAATAACCGATGACGCCTTTATGTTTAGCAAGTGTCTCCCATTGCTTATACATCATGAAGTCATAGTAGTAAGCATAAGGTTTCAATCTACCCATAAGGGATGTGGTAGGCTCTCCTTCCATAGTATAATCTCCTCCAACATAAGGACATAGTGTTCCTGTAGGATTTGTCATACCATATGCTTTCACAGGGAATGGTTGCATCTTACAGAAGATACCTTCACCTATACGATGACCTTCCCACCAATCAGTTACCCACAACCACTTGTCGATCTCTTCTCCTCTACTGATATTAGGCTTATAGAACTCATCAACAAACTTGAACAGTACATCACCTGTCTTACGATCATAGTATTTAATTTTACCTATCTTACGATAACTTCGCCATACTACACGTGTAACGAGAATACTACCATCCTCATTCATCTGAGAAAGAACCTTTCCTGTAACAGTATCGGAAGCTACCAATTGACCATTTGCATCCTCTACAAGACTGAATGTACCTGCCAATAGATTAGGTTCTTTACCCAATGCTATATGTTCATCAGCACTACTTGGAGAGATACTCATTCTCTCAACCATATCAACTTCATCATCTGTAAGGAACTCACAATAGGTATCCAGTACAACTCCTTTAGAATGATAACCCCACTCCATGATGATATCAGCATCCTGTACATCAGGAGAATATCCTCTTCGGATTATCCTCATATTTGCAGGATTGGTCTTCCTACAACGGGGATCACCATTCACAATATCCAAAGAGTATATCTCACGACCCCCTACAAGACCATCAAGGAATCCCATATTCCACTTATACTTCATATCCTCCTTCTCAATCATATGCTTCAGAAGATGTGTAGCACGTCTTTCCCTAAGATCCTGATATTCATATCGAAGAAAATTATCATGCTCCTGTATCTTACGTTGAGCTTCTTCAGGAGGAACTCCATTTGTCAACATATCAGTGAACAATTGTCGTGTGAGTGCTACCTTCTCCTTCTCCTTCTCTGAGATGGCATCCTCATTTATAACCTTAACTCTCCAATCAAATCTACGTTTGATCTCCTCTCCCACCAGAAGATTTATCTTACTGTTAGGTACAGGATAATGTTGTGGTTTATATGGAAAATCATTTCCCTGTATATTAAAGGGATCACACATCCTCAACATATCATCCACATTGAGGATATTATTATAGAGATCCATATTTGTACGCACTTCATTGTAATCTTTAGTAAAAGACTCTGTATATAGTCCCATACTACAGGCAGCTTCTATACATTGCTTTGCCCACTTTTCATTCTTCTCCCTCTCGAATTTCTTCTGTGGAGGGAATTGTGTCTGTCCGTTTATCATTATCTTCGCATCATTCTTTTGTCTATACGACCGTTATCTACTTTACTTTTAAATCTATCACCCATTGAAGGTCTACTCCTCAAGAAGAAGTCATCTATCTCAATACGTTGATCATTACTGTCCATTGCATCAGGATCAAGTATACCATACTTCTCTCTATCTGCAAAAGCTATCAATAGCATCCTTAACGCGGCTATCCTATCATAGTTTCCTATTTCAGGATCATATGATATCAACTCCTTCAGCATACCCGGAGATACTATACTTGTATAATTCCTCATACCCTCTTCTTTACCATAAGCAGGTTCCATCAGATATGAACGTATGAGACTATTTCCCCAATTGTTAACTGCCTTTGTAGCATTAGTACCTTTAGCATTATTACCACTGCCAAATGTTTTCGTCACTTGCATATCCTTAAGAATTGAAGGAGTGTCCATCAACATATAAGTAGAGTTTATCCTATCAAAATATTGGAACATACCCTTCTTATTGTTCTCATAATTACATTTGGCGTTATAGTATTTCATCATTCTATAGCAAGTCTCATAGAATTCCTCTGCGGTTTGAGGACGACCTGTATATTCAGCTACTATCCTGCGAGTCAATAAGTTACCTATTTGAATACTCCCTAATGATGGTCCACTTGCATTATCATCATCGAACGGATCACACCCTGCCCAATATATATTAGGAGGAATTCCACCTCCACTTATTACAGGATGTTCAAATATCTCAACACACCCTTCAAGACCTTTATTCTCAAGTATAGGAAACTGTCTTACAGGATTATTATCACTCAACTTCCACTTAACTTCTCCTTCTTGAAAGTATAACTTCACCTTCCAAGTAGCATCCGTATACTTCTTAGGATTCGTATCAACCTCTGATGCATGTACCTTAAGATCCTCTACATTGAATAGATGACCTTCCTTACGCATACAGGCTTCCTGTGGAGTAATGGATCTATCTGCTTTCTCCTGTATAAGAGCATTAGGGTCAGTTGAACTCTTACGTATCTTATCTCTTCCTACGAATGTCTCTATAAGAGCAGTCACTATATCACTGTTACCATTCTCATCGTAACAGCCCTCTCTGTTCATATATTCTCCACAATAGAATCCACATTCAGAACTCTTTGCTGCCTTACGATCAAATATATTAGAGAGTCCCATCATATTGAATGTAGAAGGACTATAGAATGCTTCCTTTATACCTGCAAAGTCATCTCCTACGGTTCCACCGGTTCCGAAAGCAATGATCAATCCGAAGACGCTATTACTCTGTTCTACTGAGGGACGAGCAATCCCAAGAGTTGTCTTAAAGTGGGGAAACTTACCACTCTCCTCAAACAATATGAGTTTAGCACGTTTACCCCTTGCTCTTTCAGGATCTCCACCAGTAGTAACTCCCATTATCTCTGATAGAATACCTCTCTCTGTCTTGGTTTTAGGATCCTTATATGAGGCTTTCTTATGATCCTTCTTATCTTCATAATCCCTTGACTTCTTCCAAGGAGTGTTATTATCTATGAAGTTAAGAATATCCCATGCCTTATTGAGGATACCATCACCAAGAAGATAATCTCCTGATGAAGCAATTGCTACAGAGTTACTCTTCTTAAAATGATAGTAATTCCTTGTAAGACTTGAGCCTCCTTTGTAACTATTGTGAGTAGGAACATAATGATCTGTAAGATACACATGCTCATCATTGTCTATTAAAATACAAGCAGATTCTTCCTGTCTTACTTTCTTAATATCTCGAATAAATGGATAAGCAAAATGATGTTTATCTTCTCTTATTCTACTATTTTTTCGCTCAAGTGTAAATATTTTCTTATTTGTCTTAATATATAGCCTAAATATATTTCCTCTCTTGATTGATCGCGTTCCATATTTTTTATCTTTGACCGTAGATGCTCCTTCTCTTTCTGAAAAAGCTTTTGTACATATAATACCTAAACTTCTTAATATTTCCGCAAGATCATCAATTAACTGTTCACTTGTATTTGTAAATTCTATAGTTCCATCTTTAGTCGCACATCCGTCAGTATCCATTAACCCCTTTACTATTAACACACGTGTTACTAAAGACGATCTTTTATAAATGTCAGGAATAAATTTATGCTTACAAGAAACATTTACTCCTAACTTTATAACAGCATCTTTTAAAGGATTTCTTTTTTTATGCATCCTTTTAGCGGGAGTATAACATATAAGATGATTATTAGTAGTTGTATTATCATAATTCAAAACATAATCCTCTCCTAAGATATCTCTAAAATGCTGAAGGATCTCCTCATCATCAGATGCTATCTTTATACTTGGGGTTGACATGGAACCATCTCCTAATAATGCTCCTAAGATATATGGATGAATAGGTAATTCCCCCTTTTCTTCATAATCTATTGGAGATAGTTCAGGAAGTTTATACTTGTATGATTTCTGTCCTTGATTTGTATCATAATACAGACCATCTTCTATGATTTCCTTAAGAGTCAATACTTTATATGGCTTAGGTCGTGATGGATTATGATTCTTATATACAGCCCATAAATGATTAAGGCCGCACTCAACAACTCTACCATCAGAGAAAGTCACTTGATAAACATCTTTTACTCCTTGTTCAAATTTCTCAATAACAGTAGCTTCTTCACCAGAAGGAGTTAGTACTTTATCACCAACTTTAATGTCCTTCATAGTAATATCTCCATTCAGTGTCTTAATAATAGAGGTATAAGGTTGTTCATAGCCTCTGCCCCTCGTTTTCAGATTCACAGCATGATGACCATTCTGCTCTGCTTTTTCAATATAATGGAACCATAGATAATCACTATCCCATATACGAGGAAAGTCTGTCTTTCTCTCTGCTTTACGCATCTTGACAGCCCTACTCTTACCTACTTTCACCTTACTTACCTTAGTATCCTCAGTGATCTGTATAGGACTATAGTTCAGATACCAATAATGATAACCTGTTATCCATTCACCATCACTCTCTCTGATATACCCATCTCTACATCTCCTCTGCTCTTCTCTCCAAAACCTCATATACCTACTACCCTGATACCTATTAGGAGTGATATGACAATAGACACCATGCTTCTGATAATACAAAGCACGTTCCCTGAAGTAATCCATATCAACGAGTTCATGAGGATCTGTGATATCCACTTCTATCCTTCCTTTAGGATCTTCAACTCTATCATCAAAGTCATATGGGTTGTCCCATCGTCTGTACTCACTCAGCTTCTTCCTATTCTTCTTAGTAAGACTGAATAGAAATGGTATATCTTGAATAGCTTCCATAACTTCAGCACGTATAGTGTCATCAGCAATAGAATTGATCTTCATACTATTATCGAATGACAATAGATCTGTGAATGGTCTATCCAAGGTTTGATTCTGCATCTTCAAATTCAGCTTTAGTTCTTCCTGCCTGTAATTGGTTATCCTCATCCATCTCAGTCATCACCAGTCGAGTTGTCTCCTGTAGTGACTTTATCAGATTAGGCATATCCTTCAATATCATCTGTATCTTCTTAGGATCATGTATGGGTTTATTATTCATATCCCTCTCTTCAAGATCAATATTATCAAGCAGTCTATCTAATTTCTTCTGTGCCTTAAGAATACTCTCCAATGAATCCATTGAAGGAGTTCTACTCAATTCCCTATATTTCAACATACATGCATCCACATGTTCATCAGGTTTCCATTCAGGTTCATCAGGCATCATATCCAATAGTATCTCCTTCCAACGATCTTCCTCCTCCAACCTCATATAAGGAGAACGTACATCCACAAAGAAGAATATCATTGACAGTTCAGTAATTGCTCTTTGAAAATCAGGTTGTCTATCTTCCCAAAGATCTCTGAATGCCTTTACTGCTAATACTTGAGGGGCGAGTGTTACCTGCCCCTCTTTATCAATCTCAAATATGTGTTTCATTCTTTAGTTATATTCAACTGCTTCATAAGTTTTTTAAATTCGGATTTATTTTTTACAGTAATAGGAAAATTATAATCATTAGTTGCTATTATTAATCTCTGTATTTCCTGTTGATATGATATTGCACAGTTCTCTGTTGTAAAACACATTCTTTCTCCCCAAGTTCTTTCATAATCAGGAATAAATCCACAATCTTCAATATCCTGTTGATCAAGATATTTTACACGAACCAAATCTTCTAATTTTCTTCCTGTAATAATTTTATTGAAATTAAATATTAATTCTTTCCACGAATCGCCATTTCGGAATTCATATTTAAATCCATAAAAAAATTCCTCGATTTCAGGAGTATAATATTTACTCTCCATGAAATACTTCCCCTTCCATTCGTTCAGTAATAGTAGCTCTCAGATCCTTCAATTTATCATACTCCACATACTGTGTAAGATCCCTTGTTATCTTGGTCACACTGTTCATAATATGATTCATCTTAGGAGGAGTATCATACATGAACATCACATCATACTCTTGGAACAGATAGAATACCTCATCTTCCCAACTGATCATTGCGGGTGTCACATCATCTTTGATACGAACATACTTATTATCCTTAACGATCCTTACATTCTCACCTACCTTCATAGTATACAGTACAGGAAGAACACTTCCTCGTTGCTCTTCAGGAATATAAATACCTCCTGCTGTCTTTTCAGGAACCTTAAATCCCCTTGCAAGAATATAATTACCTGTAGGAGTAATATCCATATCCTCTGATGTCATCAATGGTGCATCACTCTGTACAAGTTCTACAACTTCTTCTTTCTCTGTTGTCAACTTCTTACCTCCAACTGCAATGATATCCTTCTTCTCCTTATAGGTAGCACCATTTGCATCTAAAATCAATCCCTTCTTAGTCATTTGTTACTTCTTCTGTTAATGTTTCTTCTCTCTTCTTAAGTGTCTCAATGAATCCATCAATGAACTCACGATTCTTCTTATTACAGGTCATACCTTTATGTTGCTTACCGAATATATAAGGATCCCAACCTGATTTACCTTTTCTATACTTCTTTACAATAGAAGCATTTGTCCGTCTACGGAATATATACTCCTCTTTACTCTCTCCTTCATCCGACAATCTCTCAGGTTTCAATGTCCTGAAATACCTTAGTGTTCTTTCTTCTCCGTTCGTAGTATTCCTGAACTGATGTTCAGAATATTCAATACCACTATCTGTTCTCAGAAGTCCTTCTATTACTTCTGCTTGCTGTTGTACTTTTTCCTCAGTCATTATCTTCATCTTCGTAATACATGTCATCTTCCTCTTCTTCATAAGGAACCTCCAAAGGAGGATTTTGTATCAATGGAGTAATAAATTCATTGATCATATTCAATCCTTCAATCACATCTTCCAATTGTCCTTCATCATATACTGTCAATACAAATCTTTTCATTTCTCAACCTCTTTAATTCTTTGGAGTTCAAATCCCAACCAAAAACGTGCCTCACAAAGATATTTATATACAAATCCTTGTTCTAATTCAATGTAAGGAATATCCTCACAGAAATCATAATCACCATCTATGATATTTTGAATCTCTTGTCGTATAAAATCTACTTTTTCGATGTGTGAAATTTCTTTATATGGCACATCGTAATGATTAGATACCACATCATTATGATTAGCTTCATCAGCAATTGGTTCAATATCCTCTACAGTCTTCCTCTTACCATCATTAGCATACGGAGTAGATTCTCCTAACTCCCCCATTATCTTACCTAACCAAGCTTTCGCAAGATATAATGACTCTGCTGCTTTCTCTATTTCTTTAGAGTTTTCCATGATCTTATAGCCACTCATAGGTTCAAGTGATGATTCCAACCATCTATTATGAACTATCTCTAAAGGCTTTAGAGACTCTACCAACTTCCCCAAACCATCAATCTTCACTCTTAAATTCTTAATCTCGTTTACCATTTACTTCCTTCTTCATGTTTACACTCTGCACTCATACTTCTCGTCAACATAGCAAGTGGACAATTACAGATACTACACCTTAAGAATCCATCAACTCCCAATGTATGATCCCTTACGTTAGGACACTTCGCACATATCGTAGCTCTACGTTCAGCTTCAACCTCAACAAGTGGATCCTTTATCACCACATTCTTCCAACCCTCTATTATCTGACTTGCTTTTTCTATCATTCTTCAACTTCTTTAATTCTGTCACCTTCCTTATCTTAGCTCTATTAGGAATGAACTTACCCATATTCTTTATATACACAGCTTTAAACGTGTCTGCATCATCCTTAACTGCACTTTCAGTAACATCCTTAAGTACCTTAAACTGATTCCTCCAAGCCTTATCAAGTATAGTAGGTGATATCCCCTGCTCTATTGCAACTTCCTTTATGACCTTAAAGATACTTTCGTCTGTCATTACTTAATATTAAACTCAAAGGTCAATAAGTTCTTTTCATCAGGATACAACCTCAATTTTGAGTGTAGATAATTATCACTGCTGAGAAGACCTTTCTTCCTAAGAACAGTAAGCGAATTTGCAAATGTCTGATCACTCATATTAGAGAGGTGTTCTTTCATTCTAAGTTTGGTGTCATAGTCAAATAATGCTACCCATTTCTTAGGATCCTCTCTATCTTTATAGTCTTTAGATATATGATAGTTCATGTACATAAGTTCGGCAAGAACCCTCTTATCTTGTTTTCTCAGTGTTGATATAGGGCTAAATACTGACATTAGATTAACATAAGTAGTAAAAAATCCTTTACTATCAATATTTTTAAATTGATTCTTTATTTCCATTCTGTTAAAGTTGCTCCTTCAATTATACATTCCCAAATAACTTCATTATCCTCTTGTATATATTCGGGAAATTTTTGGTTTCTACTATTCTCTAAGTCTGTGAGAGAAATACTCAACATTTCTTCCTTAAACTCAAACCATTCTCCTCTAATGC